TACTTTTAATTTACCTCCTAAAATTAATGTAAAGGATCTAAAATCAACACTTGAAAATACAATTATGCAATTAGGAACAGATAGTATTACTACTCAAAAAACAATTGTACAATACACTGAAGAAACATCCTTTGATACTATTAAAAGTAGAGGCAATGAGCTTGGAGGTCTATTAGCACAAAATGGTCATCTTGAAGAAGCTATGTCCATTTTGAAGAAAAACATTGGCACAGATGATGAGGGAAATACTAAAACATTTGATAGTTTAAAGGAAGGTCAATTAGATTTAGCAAAAGTTATAGTTTTAGAGTTAGAGGAATTAGTAAAAAAATACAATATTACATAAAAACTATAAATTATTATAGGGAAGTAAAATATTTTACTTCCCTATTTTAAAAGTGGGTGATTAATTTTGGCTCGACTTGCTACATGTAAAGAATGTAATAAAAAACTTTTACCTGAAGAAAAACAAACATATAGTGGAAGGTCTTATTGTAATACATGTTATACAATTAAAATAAATGAAAAACAGTCTTATGACAATTTACTTAATATAGTATTACAATGTTTTAATATTACAACACCTTCAGGTTTAATGTTAAAACAAATAAAGCAATATAAAGAAGAATTTAAATATAGCTATGATGGTATGGTATATTCATTATGGTATTGTAAAGAAGTAAAGAATATAAAATTTGAAGCTAAATATGGTTTAGCTATTTTAAAATATGAATATGAAAATGCAAAAGATTATTTTCTACAACAGCAAAAAATACAGCAAAGTGTCACATATCAAGAAAAAAAAGAAAACATTAAAACATATCAATATAGACCAAATAAACCAACTTTTCTAATTGATATTAATACTTTAGTGGAAGGTGAATAAATGGAAATAAGCGGAATGGTCGATAAAAGAAACATCTTTTTACTATTTGGATGTTATTGTCATAATTCTAAATTGATTTTAGATGAAAAATTTGAAACTACAATTAATGATTATCATGAAACCTTTCATAAAATGATTTTTGGAGCTATATACAACATTGCCAAAAAAAATTCTTCTTCTAAAATAGGAGCAATAGAAATAGAAAATGAATTGTCTCAATTTGAAAGTACTTTAAACCTATGGAAAGTAAATGATGGTTGGAAATACATAGAAATGGCAATCATGGAAACAGAAGATAAAATACATAATATTGGTTTATATCATGATAATGTAAGAAAGTTTAGTATTTTACGAAACGCAGTTGATAAATTAAAATTGAATATAGACTTCTTATATAATATTAATGATGACAAAACAATTGAGCAATTTAACAAAATGGATAGTAAAACTGTTTTAAATCTTATAACTGAAAAGTTTAATAATTTTAAAAGTTTGTGGAAAGAAAACTTTGGAGATAATTATAGTTTTCATGCAGGAGATAATATTGAATTAAGAATTCAAGAACATAAGAATCAAAATAACGCTTGGGGATATCCTTTTCAAAGTGGATATCTTACTACAGTTTTTAGAGGTATGCGACCTAAGAAATTTATGGTGAGAAGTTCTATTAGTGGTGGAGGTAAAACCAGAAACTCCTTAGCAGAAGCATGTAATATATCATGTGATAAAATATATGATTGGAATAAAAAATTATGGGTTAGCACTGGTACTAAACAACCTGTATTATTTATTTCAACAGAATTATCACAAGAAGAACTGCAAGATTGTTTATTGGCACATATATCTGGAATAGATGAAGATCGTATAGCAGAATGGAAAGACATTACTGAACAGGAAGAAGAGATTATAAATATATCAGGAAGTATTGTAAAAGAAAGCTTACTGTTTGGTGAATATATGCCTGATTTTACAATAGATTCAATTAAAGAAGTAATAGAAAGATATGTTATTACTCAAAATATTACACATTGTTTCTTTGATTATATTAACGATTCTCCTTCTTTATATAGTTACTATATAGAAAAAACAGGAGTTAAATTGCAAACACATCAAATATTATTTCTTTTTAGTGCAGCTTTAAAACAACTTGCTAATAAATACAATATTTATTTAGGAAGTGCTACACAAATGTCATCTAATTGGAAAGAGGAAAAGGATGGTAATGCAATCAAGGGAAGTAAGGCTATTATTGAAAAAGCAGACTATGGAGTTTTAGCATTACCAGTTACTTCAGCAGATATTAAAAAGTTAAAACCTATATTAGAAAATGGTTTTTATAATTCACCTAATATGGCATATTATATATTTAAAAATCGTGGAGGAAAATGGAAAGCAATTATTGTTTTTACTAAAATTAATTTAGGAACTGTACGAGAACAAGACTGTTTTGTGACCAATAATGATTATGAATTGATATCTGACATAGAAAAAACATTAATTGATTTTCAAATGGATAATGTAGGAGATGTTGGACTGTTTGATGGAGAGTCAATTAGTCAAGCTAATGAATATATTGAAGAATTTAATAAAGTCAAAATTTAAAGTGAGATATTTATGGAAGCACAAGAATTAAAAAATCATATAACTGATAATGATATTATAACTCTATTAAATTTAATGGGTTCTACTATTTATTTTGAAAATGAAGATGTAATTATTTCAACTACGATTTGTCACAAGGAAGGAAAAAGTCCAAAATTATATTTTTATAAAGATAGCCGATTCTTTCATTGTTATACAGATTGTGGAGATAGTTTTGATATTATTGAACTAGTATGTAGAAATAAAAACTTAAAGTTCTATGATGCTATTCAATGGATTAGCATTAAATTAAATATCAATACTGATAAAATTGGATTCAATCATGAAGAAATAGAAATAATAGATGATTGGAAATTTATTAATAATTTTTCTCATAGTCATGTTTCCACAAAAACAGCTCAATGTTTAGATTTTTATAATAAAGATATCTTAAATATCTTTCAAGATATGTATTGTGAAGATTGGATTAATGATGGAATATCTATCAATTCAATGTATAAATATGAAATAAAATATAGTACATTACAACAAAAAATAATCATTCCTCATTATGATATTAATTATGGTTTATTAGGAGTTCGCACTAGAGCTACTATAGAAGCAGAGATAGAGCTTTATGGTAAATATAGTCCATTTAGTCTACATAGTGTTATGTATAGTCATCCGTTGTCACAAAATCTATATGGACTATATAAAAATAAAAATACAATTATGCAAAAACAAAAGATCATGTTAGTAGAGTCTGAAAAGGCAGTACTACAATGTGACACAATGTTTGGAGATGAAAATTTTACAGTTGCTTTATGTGGAAAAACTTTAAGTAATTTTCAAAGAGACTTAATATTAAAACTAGGAGTTAATGAGGTTATTATTGGTTTAGATAGGCAATATCAAGAGATAGATAGTGAAGAATATATGAAATTTGCTAAATATATCAGAGATAAGATTATAGCCAAATTAGCTCCATATGTATCTGTATATGTATTATGGGATAAAGGTAATTTACTAAATTATAAAGATTCTCCAACTGATAAAGGTAAAGAAACTTTATTGTGTCTTATGAAGAATAAAATTTATGTAGGATGTTATGAATAAAAGGAGTGATAAATTGAATTTTACATATAATCAAATAGGCAATGGATTAGGCTTTGGAAACATCTTAGATAATATATTGAAAAATAGAGGCATTGATTCTCCTAAAGATTTTTTAAATGTAGGAGAACATAACCTAGAAGACTACAATCTGTATGATAATATTACAACTGCTGTTATATGCTTAATGAACCATATAGAGCATAAGAGCAAAATTTTAGTTATTGTAGATTCTGACTTAGATGGTTTTACTTCTGCTGCCCTAATGTACCAATATATTGAAAAAATTCAACCTAATGTAGACTTATACTTTGAGGTACATCAAGGAAAAAAACATGGACTAGATGAAGCAATTATGAGTCATATAACTAACAATAATTATAACTTAATTATAATACCCGATGCTTCAAGCAATGATTATGTTCAACATAAACACTTGAAAGATCTTAAAATAGATATTATCATTCTTGATCATCACTTAGCATCTGAAGGATATAGTGCTGATGCTATTGTTGTAAATAATCAACTATCTTCTAAAATTCAAAACAAAACACTAACAGGAGTAGGGGTTGTTTATAAATTTTGTAAAGCTATAGATAAGTATTTATCTGTAGATTATGCTGATGATTACTTAGATTTAGTATCTGTAGGAATGATAGCAGATAGTTGTGATTTAAAAAATTTAGAGAGCAGATTTTTAGTACTTCAAGGAATAGAACAAATTCAAAATCAAGTAAATACCAATAAATTTATAAGTATTTTAATTAAAAAGCAAAGCTATTCAATGGGAGGTATAGTTACTATTACAGGAATTGCGTTTTATATTGCTCCTTTAATAAATTCAGCCATTCGTAGTGGAACTTATGAGGAAAATAGAGATATCTTTAAAGCCTTCATTGGTAAACATGAACAAAAAACAACTAAGATTCGTGGAAAAGGTGAAGTTGAGTTAGATATAGAAGAGTATGCTTTAAGAATATGTGAAAAATGCAAAAGAGAACAAAACAAAATAGTAGATAGTTGTGTAGATATCCTAACTCAACAAATTGATAAATTTAAATTAAATAAATATGCTATTATTGTATGTAATGGTACAGATATTATTAATGAAAACTACACTGGACTTATAGCAAACAAAATAGCTAGTAAATATCAAAAGCCATGTTTACTTTTAAAAACTTATAATGAAGATTTTAGTGGAAGTGGCAGAGGGTTTGAAAAGAAAAATATCAAAAATTTCAACCATTGGTGTCGTAATATAGGTTTGTTTAAATATGTTGAAGGTCATGAAAATGCTTTTGGATGTGGTATTTGGAAAGATAATATAAATGCTTTATATGAAACAATACATAAAATTGAATGTACTGATATTTTAAATTATGAAGTTGATGGTATTTTCAACGAAAAAACATTAAATAGGACAATTATAGAAATGATTGCTAAATATCATCATATTTGGGGCAACAAAGTACAAGAACCTATTTTTGCAATAGAAGATATTATAGTTAATTCAAATGATGTAGAAATTATAGGAGCAAATAAAAATACAATTAAATTCTCATATCAAGGAATTAACTTTATTAAATTTAAAACTAGTGAAGAAACATATTTACAGATAAAACAAAATAATCAAAACAAGTTTACTATTATTGGTAAGTTTAGTGTTAATGATTATAATGGTAAAACAACAGCACAAATAATTATTGAAAATATGCATTTTGAAAAAAGCAATATAATAAAACAATTTACTTTTTAGTAAAAGAGGTGAGAGAATATATGAGTTGTTTTTTAATACATAATCATACTGAGATGTCTAATCTTAGAATTTCTGATTGTAATATAAAAGTTGAAAAACTAATTGATAGAGCAGTTGAGTTAAAACTTGCAGGAATAGCAATTACCGATCATGAGTGTATAAGTGGTCATATAAGAGCAATTCAAAAGGCTAAAGAATTAAGAGACAGGGGTATTGATTTAACCATTGGATTAGGAAATGAAATATATTTAGTTAATTCCTTAGAGACAGTGAAAGACAATTATACAAGTGGGGTTACAAAATTCCCACATTTTATTTTAGTAGCCAAAGACAAGAGAGGTCATGAAGCATTACGAAAATTATCTTCTCATGCTTGGGGTAATAATTTTAGAACTGGTAAAATGGAAAGAACAGTTACCACAACACAATTTTTAAGTGAGATAATGTATGAATATAAAGGACATCTAATTGCTACAAGTGCTTGTTTGGGTGGATATGTGGGTATTAAATATAGAGAATATTCTCTTACCCAAAACCCATATTATATGCAAGAAATTAATACTTTTTTAAATGCTTGTAAATATTTATTTAATGATGACTTTTATCTTGAGTTGCAACCATCCTATATGAATGAACAAATAGAATATAATAAGTTTTTAATTGAAAAATCTAATGAATTAAATATTAAAACTATTTATGCTACCGATACCCATTATCTATCTCTCCAGCATAAACAAATACATAAAGCTTTGTTAACATCAGGAGAAGGAGACAGAGAGGTCGATGATTTTTATTCCTCTACATACATGATGGATAAAGAGGAAATTTGGGAGTATTTTAAAAATTACATATCTTTAGATTACTTTGAATATATGACAAGTAACACATTAGAAATATGTAACAAAATTGAATTTTATGATTTATTTATGGAAACACAAGTGCCACAAATAACTATTCCTCCTTTTAATGATAATTATGAATTAAAAAAGTATTTGTCACAATACGAATTTATAAATAAGTTTTACAATAGTGAATACTTAATAGATAAATATTTGTTATTTTTAATTAATAAAGGATTAAAAGATAAGAATCAAAAATATGATACAACCAACTTAGATAGAATTGAAGAAGAATTAAAACAATTATGGCTTATTAGTGAAAAGATAAATCAAAGATTAAGTAGTTATTACTGCTTTACTAAAGACTTAGTAGACATTATGTGGATGTATAGTTTAGTAGGAATAGCTAGAGGATCGGTTACAGGATTCTATGTTGCCTATCTTATTGATATTACACAAATGAATCCTATTCAATTTAATTTACCTTCATGGAGACATATTCATAGTAGTAAAGCTGAATTAGCTGATATTGATCTAGATAGTTCAGCATGTTATAGACAAGATATTTTTAATGCTATTATTGATAAATATGGAGCAGACAACACTTTAAATGTATCAACATTTAAAACATTAAAACCCAAATTGGCTATACAAACTGCTGGAAGAGGATTAGGATTTAACAATGATGAAATTATGGCTATTTCAGATATTATTCCAATTGAAAGAGGACAACAATGGTCTTTAAATGATTGTCTTTATGGCAACGAAGAAGAAGATAGAAAACCTATCAAGGAATTTATATCTATTATAAATGAATATCCAAATCTATTAGATACAGCACTAGATTTAGAAGGATTAATTGTAGGTAGATCTATTCATGCTAGTGGATTGATAGTTTTTCCTAATGGTTATATATTACAAAATTCAAGAATGAAAGCTCCTAATGGTACAGATATAACTTGTTGGAATCTTTCTGATAGCGAATATTGTGGTGGTTTAAAAATGGATTGTTTGACAATAGAAGCACTTGATAAGATACAAATTTGTATGGCAATCTTAGTACAAAAAGGACTTATGGAATGGAAAGGTAGTTTAAGAGATACTTATAATTATTACTTACACCCAGACAAGATCAACTATGATAATTTTGAAATGTGGAATCTATTATACCAAGGTCATGTAACTCATGCTTTTCAGTATGAAGGAAGTGTTGGAACACAAGCATTACAAAAGATACAACCTCATAACTTCTTAGAATTAGTTACAGGTAACTCATTAATGAGACTTGCTAATAAGGGTGGAGAACAACCATTAGACAAATATGTAAGATTTAAAAATGATATTTCTTTATGGTACAAAGAGATGCAAGACTATGGGTTGAATGAAAATGAAATTAGTATTCTAGAACCTCATTTATCTAAACTATATGGAATAGCAGATACACAAGAAGTTGTTATGGAATTAAGTATGGATAAAGGCATTGCTAATTTTACTCTCACAGAAGCAAATAAACTCAGAAAAGGTATCTCAAAGAAAAATAAGAAAACTATTGAAAGTTCTAAGAAGTTGTTTTTTGAAAAAGGCTTAGAAAATGGTACTAGTAATGCAATGCTACAATATGTATGGGATATACAAATAACTCCATCATTAGGCTATTCCTTTAGTAAAAATCATACAAATCCATATACTGGTATCCTACTTCAAGAGATGAATTTAGCTTATAAATATGGACATATGTATTGGAAAAATGCTTGTTTAACTGTGAGTGCAGGAGCAATTGGAGATAGTAAATCAACTAATTATGGGAAAATTGCAAAAGCTATTTCTGAAATGAATGACATTGTTGATAAGCCAAATATAAACATTTCTGAAAGTGGTTTTACTATACAAGATGATAAAATTCTTTTTGGATTAAAAGCTATTGAAGAAGTAGGAGCTAATGATATTGAATTAATTATGAATAATAGACCATTTTCAAGTTTTCAAGACTTTTTGCAAAAATGTGAAAGTATAAGTAAAAATGCTGTAATTAATTTGATTAAAAGTGGTGCTTTAGACGGTTTTGGTCAGCGAGAAAATTTAATGAAAGAGTATATTACATCCATTACTGAGTTTAAAGATACTTTTACAATGGCTAATATTAATGTTCTATTGGAGAAAGAATTACTTTCAGATGACTACAAACAAGAAATTGAATATTATAATCTTTACAAAGCCATTTGCAATAAGCCTCGACTAATTCCTAAAGATCCTACACTGAAAGGAGAATGGTATAAAATTGATAATCAACTATTTGAAACCTTCTCATTAACTTTTGATGAATTAATTGAAGATAAAGACTACTTTTTTCATTCAGTTTTTAATTGTTATATTATACATAAATCACGTTTCAAAAAGGTATTTGATAAAAAAATAGAAAGAATGCTTCTTTTGCTTAAAGACAAAGAAATACTTGATACATATAACAACTTAATTTTTCAAGAAAATTGGGATAAATATGCTGTTGGTAATATTGCAAAATGGGAAATGGATAGTATGAACTATTATAAAACAGCTCATGAGTTATCATATGTTAATACTACAGAATACCACATAGAAAACTTTTTTGACTTACCAGAAGATCCAATTGTTAATGATATAGGTATTTATAGAGGAAAAGAATTTAAAAGATATGGTTTATCATTAATTATGGGAACTGTTTTAGATAGAGATAAAACTAAACATACAGTTAGTTTATTAACACCTCAAGGAGTGGTTACTTGCAAATTATATGATGGTGCATTTAATCATTATAATAAAACAATTTCAAAAATTGAATCAAGTGGTAAAAAGAAACGTATTGAGGAAAGTTGGTTCAAAAGAGGAAACTTACTTTTAGTATATGGATTTAGAATGGGAGAACAATTTAAACCAAGAAAGTATAAAAACTCTATATATCAACATTCAATTATGAAAATTATCAAAGTTGAACATGATGGAAGTATAGTTGTTCAACAAGAAAGAACTAGTGTATAGGAGGCAGATATGGAAGAGGAAATGATATTAAAATGTGAAATACAATTAAATAGATTGTTTTTTCCTAAAGGTAAAAGTTTTATAAAAAGTGGTGAATATGCTATATTTTCTGCAAACATTATTAAAAATATAGAAAATTGTGAAGATATCTTCACAATTAAACTAAAGGGTAATGTATGTAAATTAGAATATGGAACTGTATATAAAGTTACATGCAAATTAAGTGAAACTAATGAACAATATGGTGATACTTATGAAATATTATACATCAATAAATTAATTGACTTAAAAGACATTGATAAACAAAAATGTTTTCTTAAAGGTATTATTAGAGAAGAACTTGTTGATAAACTTTTTAAACAATATGACAATGTAATTAAACTATTAGAAAATAAAGATATTGAATCATTATTAAAAGTTAAAGGAATAGGAAACAGTACAGCTTTAAGGATTATAGAAGAATATGAAGATGCTAAAGACTATAGTTCTATTTATACTGAATTAGGGCAAGTTGGTTTTTCTTCCACTATGATCACAAAACTTATAGACCACTATACTTCTCCAGATGCAATTGTTGATATTGTAAAAAGCGATCCTTATGATTTAGTGAAAATTAATGGAGTGGGTTTTAAAACAGCAGACACTATTGCTTTAAAAACTGGCATAGGAATAAATGACTATAGAAGACTTAGAGGATTTATTATACATACACTAATGGAACAAGGAGAAGCAGGAAAGAGCTATTTAACATTTTCTGAATTGATGGATTCTATATATGATATATTGGGTTATGTTGAACAAGAAACAATTAATAAAACTGCTGATATGTTAATTAAAAACAAAGAAGTGGTTATTCTTGACAATGGAAATGCAATAGCCTTAAAGAAATATTATGATTTAGAAATCAATATTCTTAAAGAATTATTAAGACTTAAAAATTCAGAAAGTGATTTTATATATGAAGATGATTTTGAGCAAATTATAAAAGATGTTGAACAAGAACAAGGCTTTGATTTTACTTCAGAACAAATCAATACAATAAAAATGAGTATGAATAACAATATTGTGGCTATTACAGGAGGTGGAGGATCGGGAAAAAGTTCTACAGCTAAGGGTATTTGTGCAATACATTCTAATTATATAATTATAGGTGTTGCTTTGTCTGGAAAAGCTGCTGTTCGTATCACAGAAGCCACTGGATTAGCAGCTAGTACAATACATAAAGCCCTAGGGTGGACTAGGGAAGGTTTTACTTTTAATGAATACAACCCTCTATCATGTGACTTATTGCTAATTGACGAAGCAACAATGATTAATGGTGATTTGTTTTTATCACTATTAAAAGCATTAAAAAATGGAACTAAAGTTGTTATGATGGGAGATGTGCAGCAATTAACTCCAATAGGTAATTGTCAGGTCTACGCTGATATATTAGATAGTAAAGTAATTGCCATGTCAAAACTTACAAAACTGCACAGACAAGCATTAAGAAGTGGAATAATTCCTACATCCATATCCATAGCAGCCCAAGAGCAAATATTTAATTCTAATTTCAAAGGTACAAATATTTTAGGTGAACTGCAAGATATGGAGCTTGATATTGAAAAAGATAAAATTCCTTTAAGTGATAAGGTTATACAACATTTTTTAAAACATTTAGAATTAACTAATGACTTAATGGAAACCCAAGTAGTTGTTGCTATGAGGGTTAGAGGTGATTTAAGTTGTTGGAATTTAAATACTAAAATACAATCAATTATTAATCCTATTCAAAAAGATGATGATTATCTTGAAGTACAAATTAAGAGTAAAAAAGACGATCCTAAAACATATAACATAAAAGTAGGAGACAAAGTTTTAAATACAAAAAATAATTATAAAAGCTTAAATGTTGAAGGGATAGAAACAACAGTATATAATGGTAATATTGGAATTGTTAAAGAAATCAATAATGGAACTTGTTTAATTGATTTTGAAGGTATTGGAGAAATAGTTTTTGGTAGAAAAGAAATTAAAGGATTAGAATTGGCTTATGTTTGTACAATTAGTAAAATGCAGGGCAGTGGTTTTAATACTACAATAGTGGCTATAGATGATTCAAGTTATGTTTTAAATAATGCAGAATCATTATACACAGCACTTACAAGAGCTAAAAAATATTGTGTTTTAGTAGCCAAGAATAGTGCAATAAGAAGCTGTATTTCAAAAAGAGAAGTAAAAACAAAACAAACCTTATTAAAAAGACTACTAGAATGTTCTAATAAATAGTTCGAACTTTTATCTTCTTAATAAAAATTAAATATTTTTCTAAAACCCATTGACAAATAAAACTTAAATGTCTATAATTAGTAGTGTAAGGTGATTAAAAGCTTTACACTACTTTTATTTTAAGGAGATGATTATATGAAACAATCAATTGAGTCTGAACAATTAAAAGAATTGACACCAAACCAATTTAGAAAACTATGTATGTTGATTGGAGATAAATATTATTACAATAGTTCTGATGAGCAGGTATTAAAATCTTTCCAAAAAAAATCTTTAACAATGTATATTTCAATATTACAAAAAACCAACATTGGTCAAATGATTGAAATATTGTGCAATACTGATTTTGGTTTTCCAAGAATAGGATTAACAGAATCAAGAACAAGAAGTGAATATATTGTAACATATGTTACTTGTTTAAATGGATCTAAGTATCATGGAAAATCATTTGAATCTGATGAATTATGTGATGCTTTATGGAAGGCTGTTAAGTTTATGTTAGATGAAATGGAGAA